TACGATAATGATTATCACGACACACCGTTTGAGATTATGTTGGGGAAAGTAACTGCGGATTACTTATTATAATAAGTAGCCACTGATCCACGCAAAGCCCACCGAGTGTGGGCTTTTTCTTGCCTATTAGAAACGATCGGAATATTAGAGTTATTAGTCTATTTAGAAAAAAAACTTTTTTGAAAAAAATTAACAAAAACGACTAATAGAGTAATAGAAGTAATAGAGTTTTGTTGAAAGGCTCTTGGTACGAGAGTTGTGAGCCGTGAAGAGTGTCAGTGAAAAGTAATAGAAAATATTAGATCTATTAGTTCTGAAACAGAGAATAGATAAGAGAGGCCACGAGCAAAAGTTTACATTTTTATATTTTATTTTCTTTCTGATATATAGTTTGACCCATCTGAAACCCTCGGAACTATTGGATGAAAGACCTGCAGTACACCCCCATGATCCCTGCCGATGACGGCAACGGCTACCTCGACCCTGATGGTAAGAGGTGGCAACCACTGAATCCGAAGCAAAAGAAGTTTGCTCGGGAGTACATGAAAGGCCAGAACGCAACGGAGGCAGCGGTTAAGGCTGGTTACACTAAGAATCGAGCAGCTGCAAAGAGACAGGGCAGCGTCTTACTCAACCACAACCCACTTCTGAGAAATTATCTGATCGACCAGGAAATCAAGGAGGCAGAGAGAGATAGAGTTTCCATGGAAGGACATCTCTCGGCACTCCATGACTTGAGGGAGGAGGCGAGGGACCAAGGCCAAATCAACGCAGCTATCACAGCCGAGATCCACCGGGGCAAGGTCGGAGGGCTTTACATCGATCGACGCGAAGTGTTGACCGCACAGATCGATTCACTATCCAAAGACCAGATACTCGATCGACTCGGACAGTTGATTACCAAGCGCATACCACAAACGATCGAAGGATCGATAACCAATCGGATCGGATCGATCGACTCGGATCGGACAGAAGAATTGATTGAGCGATAGACCGCGCCCACCCACCCACCCACCCTTATTGACAGACAGACGGACGGACTCGACTGACCGAGGGACGGGACGATTGATTGACGGACGGACGAGCCAGAGACCCAGAGACGGAGGGACGCCCGCGCCTTAAAAATATTGTTAGATGCTAACAATTTTACTTAGGCGCAAGCTAACAGTTTTACTTAGGTGCAAATTGTTTTATTGATTGACTAGGTTATTGCCTAGGTTATTGACTAGGTTTTAGTTTAATAAATAGCTTGCCTATAGATTAGGTTTAAGCTTATAATTTACTCACTATATGGATGGGCCATATAGATCTTTAAAAGGAGTTGACTAAATGTCAAACGTAGCAAAGTCTAAGACTGAAGACTCTAAAACAGTCAAGCAAGAGCTAGCAACTAACAAGGTAGCTAGACAACGCATCATGCCAGCCAAGACTAGTAGCGGCAAAGGTAGTTCTATTGAGACTTCTTCTATAGCATTTAACCCTGAGCAGTTAGCAACTGCTACAGTACCTAATCAAATGTGCCTCATCATTGAAGCATATTATGACCTATGTGACGCGCTAGACTTAGACTATGGTCAGCCCGTTAAGGTCATTGAACTTCAGAACTCTATCAGCTCTGACGTTTGGAAGTTCAAGCAAGATGTTACTGTAGTACTTAGTCACTACCGGCTAATGATTAACGGCGTTAATCCTTGGAAGCCTAAGCAAGAATCTACTATTCATGCCATAGGCAAGATTAGCTAGTACCTAGTCTAATAAATTAGCCCGCCAAGTGCGGGCTTTTTTATACCTAACAACTAACAACTTTACTTAGGCGCACTTAGGCGCGACTTGCTAACAACTAAACTTAGGCGCAAGACCCCCCCATACCCCTTGACAAATTTAACCGCCCCGCACCCACCCACCCTCCCTGGATCCGGCCTCAAAGTTCAAGATACTTTTGCTATAGGTTCCCTACCCGTAAAAATTTCGCGCAAAAAATTTTTCGCAAACTTTTTTTAAGGTTGCGGTCTCGTGACTAGGAGAGTTACGATTCGCGTTAGTTGCGTGGAGAAGACAAATAAAAAATAATTACGGACAAACGCCACAAGAAGTGACACGTGCAAATGTTTTACAACAGTTGCGGTTTATGGCAACGGACGATAAATATACGGAACTAAGTCTCTATAACGAAAACACTTCATTATTTTTACGTGGGGTGCGTAAGTATTACAATGGCCGAACGTAAGAAAAAAGATCCACGCCTCGAAAGAGCAGGGGTAAGTGGTTATAATAAACCTAAGCGCACGCCTAACCATCCTACGAAATCACATATCGTTGTTGCAAAAGAAGGGGATAAAATAAAAACTATCCGCTTTGGGCAACAAGGTGTAAAAACAAATCAAACCGTTGGTCAACGAAAAGCGTTTAAATCTCGCCATGCGAAAAATATAAAACGTGGTAAGATGTCACCAGCATACTGGGCAAACAAAGTTAAATGGAGTCCTAGTAAAACTAAATCGCCGTCAAAGAAATGGAAAAAGGGATCGTAATGGAAGAACGAAAAAAGTCACCGCTAAGATATATCCCTCCTAGTGAAGAAGTACAACGGGATCGTGAGTTGATGAGGATTATGGAGGAGGCTTACGAAGGACCGAAAAAGTCTCCTTTAAGATATATTCCCCCTAAAAACGAAATGCAAGAAATTTACGACGAAGAAGTAAACCAAGGTAATGGGCTTATGTCTTTATTCCGTAGTTTAGGGGATATAACTCTCGGCGAAGATATTATGGATAATCTTCCGATGTTGATGCAAGCTCTGCGTAATACAAACAAAGATACGCTAACTATGGAACAGAGACGGGATATGTCGGGTCCGATGGATGAATCAAGTCTTTTAGTACAACTAAGTAATACCCCAGGAGCGTCAGAGACGATTGGTGAGATACCAACAATGATTCTTAGTTCACTCAGTCCTACCCCGATGGGTAAAGGTAAAGGGTTAGGTAGTTTATTCGATATGTTTGGGGATGCGTTTGATCCTAAAAAGAATAAAGAGCGTATGGAAAAAATTTATAAAGATATCGAAAAATCACAAAAGGAAGGTGGTTCAACGCCACTAGGGGATGCCTTATTAGAAGGTCGTAAACGAGAACAAAAAGGACGCGATATTATTCAAGAGGGTGTTGATAAAGCTGATGAGATGAAAGCAAAAGTAGCCTTCGATGACATCATGGGGAAAGACGATCTTGATAAAGCTCTAGATCGTTTAAAAGCAAGTATAGATAGACAAGGCCCACGACCAAGACAAGGTTCATCTAAATTGTTTGGTCAATTAGATAACGAAGGTAAAAGAAGAATTCAAAATATGCTCAATGAGCGTAATAAACTGAATAAAGAATTAAACGAAGATATGTTCATGGATCCTGATAAAATTAAGGCTATGTCAGATAGGGTAGATTTTTTAGAAAAACAATTACTACCTTATTTCCCTGATATTTATAGGATGTCTGCCGGTGGACGTCCAGGGTTATATGCTAATATCAACGCAAAACGTAAACGGATAGAAGCTGGTTCTGGTGAAACGATGCGTAAACCAGGAGCTAAAGGTGCACCTACGAAAGAAAATTTTAAACAAGCTGCTACTACTGCTAGAAAAGCTATGGGCGGTGGATTAAGTTTTTCTAAAGGTTATTACGGGAAATCGTATAAATGAAAGGATTAGCTGATTTAGTAGAAAAACAAGGACGTTTTGGTGATAGCGAACTTGTTCATTTAAATCCGATAGAAGTAAAAATGTTGGAGAAGATGTCTCCGACAGGCAAATTAACAACTAATCCAAAGACTGGTAAAAAAGAAGCTTTTTTAAATATTTTAATCCCAGCACTTTTAACAGTAGCTGGTACAGCATACGGTGCTAACCGTCAACGTAAAGCGCAAAAAAGAGCTAGAGAAGAACAACAACTTCGTGATTTAATTACAGGGTCTGCTCCTAATATTTCTGAAGCATCAGAAATTATCCCTGAAGAAGTTATGGGGACTAGCGTTGCAGGATTAGAAAAAGCTTTAGAAGCTATGGAATACGGAGGGGGTGATGTTCCGTTACCTGAAGGAGATCCAACAACTCCTCAACAAACATTAGACGAAGAAGAACTAATACAGTTGTTAATGGAACAAGCTCCGATGGAACAAGGTATTATGGCAGCTATGGGTGGGCCAGTAGGAACACCAGCTGATGTTTATTATTTTAGTGTTCCACAAATTACTAATATGATGCAAGATCCTAATCCTCAAATCCAAGAAGTAGGTATGCAATTAGCAGATCAAATGGAAGCTAATCCAGCAATGGGGATGGTTCCTGCAACACGAGATCAAATACAAGGTATGGCTGAAGGTGGTGCAATATCTAAGGAACGTCTTAATAACGCAAGATTAAGATAAATGGCAACTAAAAACCCACGTATCCCTAGAAAGAAAGGGCAACCAGC